GTGTATCCACTGTTACTGTTGTTGCGCCGTTTACAAACAACTACCATACGCAACGGGTTATGCCCCGTGCCGTGGCGGAAAAAACGGACATCCAATTGCAAGCAAAAGTCAGCACCGGTACTGCGGCCTTAACGGTTTCGCAAGAAGGTTATTTGATCGCTAACTCCGTGAGCTAATCATGGCAAAATCACCAGCATGGCAAAGGAAAGAAGGGAAGAATCCGAACGGAGGTCTGAACGCGAAAGGGCGCGCCTCCGCCAAGAAGCAAGGGATGAATTTAAAAGCTCCCCAACCCGAGGGCGGAAAAAGGCGCGACAGCTTCTGTGCACGGATGGAAGGCATGAAGAAGAAACTTACCTCCGAGAAGACTGCGAAAGACCCAAACTCCCGGATTAACAAAAGCCTGCGGGCTTGGAAGTGCTAATATGAGTGACGACGCTATTCAAACCGCCAGAGAACTGGCTACACACGCCGCCGACATTGCGCATTTGCAAGCTGACATGGACTCCATGAAAGCCGACATCGCCGAGATCAAAAACACGATCGCTGCCATTAACGCTACGTTGTCTGAGGCCAAAGGCGGCTGGAAGACTTTAATGTGGATTGGCGGCGCTTCGGGCGCGGTTGGCGCAATGTTTACGCATATGGCGCACATGTGGATTGGTAAGTAAAATGCCAAGCACGAGCAAGGCTCAACACAATCTGATGGCAGCGGTGGCTCACAATGCCGCTTTTGCCAAAAAGGTGGGTATCCCACAGTCTGTGGGAAAAGACTTTAACGCGGCAGACAAAGGCCGTAAATTCTCAAGAGGTGGCGATATGACTAAATTAACTCCCAAGCATCACATGATGATGGCTCATCACCATTTGGCTATGGCTATGGGCGGCGATACGATTGGTATGGAAACCAAAGATCAAAGCAAGGGCATGACAACCGCCAAAATGGGCAAAGTTACCGAAGGTGGTAAACGCGCTCACGGCGAACACAGCATCCAAGAGCGTGGACGTACCCGTGCAATGGAACCCAAAATGTCTGGTAGCACAACCGGCATGAAACGCGGCGGCAAAACCAAGTAAGGAGCTGACATGAAACACGAAGACATGAAGAACATGAAGGAAGAAACTCCTTCTCACGCACACCATGTGGATCACATGGAAAAGCACTACGGCGGTGACGGCCATAAAATGCATCATCACCACTTCAAACAACACGCTGCTGGTCACAAGCTGCATCACGAACACGTGAAAGCTATGTGCGGTGGCGGCATGACCCGTAAATAAGGAGTCAGCTATGGCACTCAGCGCTTTTGGTCAAGCATTTCGCGATGCACGTGCGGCTGGCGACAAAACTTTTACTTTTAACGGTAAAAGCTATACCACCGATCTAGCTCCTTCTGCTAGCCCGTACCGTCCAAAAGCACGGGACGCCGCAACAGAGGAAGCAGGTAACAATTTGGCTGCATACAAAAACATGTTGGATGCAGCCAACCAAAACCCCGGCATTTCTCAAGCAGCTAAAAATGCGCTTGCTGCCAACGTCGGTCGCTCACAAGCGGCGATGAACGCAAATCCAGAAGGTAACGAGGCACTGTCTCGTAACTACGTCTCCCGCGCCCCTGTGTCGTCAGACGACGGCATGAAGCGTGGTGGTAAAGTCAAGAAAATGGCAAAGGGCGGAATGACCCGTTCTTCTGCGTCTAAACGTGCCGATGGTATTGCTACCAAAGGTCACACCAAAGGGAGATTCATGTAATGCGTAGACAAATAAACCCTCAAATGATGGCTGCTCTGGCAGCTCGCGCACAACAGGGCGGCGCTCCTGTTGCCGGTGTTCCCGGCGGCGGTGCTGCTATGGGCATGCCCGGCCCCGCTCCTACTTCTATGAAGCGTGGCGGCAAAACCAAAAAGATGGCTAAAGGCGGTTCTGCTTCTGCTCGCGCAGACGGCATTGCTACTCGCGGCTTGACCAAAGGCACTATTTGCTAAGGTGAAATATGATGGCTTCACGCGGTATGGGGGCGATTGCCCCGTCTAAAATGCCCGGCAAGAAGACGATTCATCGTAAGGACAACCCTAACGATGTCGCGTTGTACGCCAAAGGCGGCACGACCAAGAACTGGATCGCCGGAGCCATCAAACATCCCGGCGCTCTTCGGGAGAAGTTAGGTGCTAAAGCAGGGGAACCTATCCCCGCCAAGAAGCTGGCTAAAGCAGCCAAGTCTTCTGGCACACTAGGTAAACAAGCCCGACTTGCGCAAACGCTCAAGGGCTTGAAAAAATGAGCGGTGGTGGCGGACGACTTGCGGCTGACTTCCAGCAACTGGCTAGTGATATAAGCAGTGCTGGTAATAGCAGCGGCGGTAGCGGGGCTGGTTACGGCTCCGGCTTTGGTTCGTCCGGCTATCAAGGTTCACGCGGTCAACTCAGTGGCGGCTTCGGCGGTCAGGGGTTTGGCGGTCAAGGCTTTGGTAATGGCTTTGGCGGTCAGGGTTTCGGTAATGGCTTTGGCGGTCAGGGTTTTGATAACCCTTTTATGGGTGGACAGCAACCCTCATGGGGGCCACAAGGTGGTGGCGGCTGGGCCAGCATGGGCGGCATGAACGGGTTCAACCATAACAACATTAACCAAAGCACCAACGGCAACGGTCAAAACGACATCTGGGGCGCTAACAATCCGTGGCAGAACCAAGGCGGTTTTGGCTATCAAGCTCCCTCAGACGCGCAACAAGCTCCGATAGCTTCACCACCGCCAATAAACGACCCAAGCGGGTTGGCTGCGTACAACGCATACAAAGACTACGCACAGAGATACCCTAACGACGCTGTTCAGGAAAGTCCTGATGCCCAGCGTTATCAACGAGAAATGCAATCGTCTGGCAACAGGCAACAGATGCTAGGTTTTACTGGGCTAGGTGGTGGTCTGCAACAACAGCCACCATTATTCCAGCACGAAACATTAAATTGGCAGCAGCAGCAAGCGCCGCAACCAATAGCAGTATCAACATTAGAAATGGATCAACCCGGCGGCATGTATCAGCCGGTATACCAAACACCAGACCAAATAGTTGGGAGTACAAATTGGGTTGGTGGGGGCATGCCACAACAGCAAGACCCCACCCTTATCCAAACACCACAAAATCCGCTTGCTTATGGCTTACAAGGAGTACACCAGCAGCCCGATAATATGCGGGCTTCGTTTGCCCATGAGGAGAATCAGCCCGGTTTTTATCAACCCGGCGCCCTAATGGATACTCAGAAGTCTGTAGACGGAAGCTCGGGCACGATTAAAATGGCCCACGGCGGATCTGTCCGACGTTTTGACGACGGCGGCTTGGCAGATCTTGCAGCAAACATCCAAGGCAACATCGCCAACAACTGGATGAACAGCGGTAACCAAGATTGGACTTACCACGCCCCAACAGGGCAAGACGCGGCGGTAGCAAACGCATATCATTTTGCTATTTCACCATCTGCGCCAGTCACTGGCGGCGGAGAAGCAAGTGGTAGTTTTCCCATAGCCCCCGTTAGCCCAGTAAGCCCACCTTCGCCCCCATCAGAGCCCGGCGGTGGCACAAGCAGCGCCCCTCCAGAAGATCCTCCAATTGATAAGCCTCCGGAAGAGCCACCCATTCCGGTAGAACCTCCCGGCGGCACAGTCAGTATTAGCGTACCACCAGAACAACCACCAGCTGCACCTATAAATCCGCCTGTAGCAGCTCCTCCTGTAGCAGCTCCTCCTGTAGCAGCTCCGCCTATAGTAAATCCCCCCGTGGTTGCGCCTCCAACTACAGGAGATGGCCCCGGTAATGGCCCCGGTAATGGCCCCGGTAATGGCACAGGGGATGGTTCAGGGGATGGTACTAATGGCCCTACAGGTGGTCAGCCCGGACCTGTTTCTAATCCCGGCGGTGGCGGTATCACTACAGTATTGCCACCACCAACAAACACAGGACCTACTGGCGGCGGGATAACCACGCTACTACCTCCTGAACAGCCGGTTCAAACGCCAGTTCAGCAACCTCCAGAGCAGCCAGTGCAAACGCTGCCAAATCCGTATCAACCGCCACCAGTTGTTGCGCCGATTCAAAATCCGTATCAACCCCCACCGGTTGAACAACAACCTGTACAACCAATTCAGCAACCTCCACCGGTTGAACAACAACCTGTACAACCTGTTCAACAGCCAATTGAACAAGCACCTGCACCTGCACCTGCACCTGCACCTGCACCTGCACCTGCACCTGCACCAACTCCTGCTGGCCCAGCGAATCCCGGTCAAGGTGACGGACAAGGCCAAGGTAGTGGGCAGGGTGATGGGCAGGGTGATGGGCAGGGTCAAGGCCAAGGTGACGGACAAAATAATCCGAGCCAAGGTGACGGACAAAATAATCCGAGCCAAGGTGACGGACAAGGGAATGGAAGCGGACTTGGAAATGGCACATCATCAGCCCCCGGCGCTGGCGTTGGGCCAAATCAGAATCCCGGCGGTCCACCTGCAGGAACAGTTACCGTAACAGACCCCGCTTCAGGTAACGTTTTTTACCAAGGCCCGCAAGGACAAACGCTTATGTTCAACCCATCAACAGGCGAGACTGTTGATTTGGGCGGGGGTAGTAGTGCACCTTCTGGGGGCACGCCCTCTGGGGGGATGCCTTCAGGCGGATCTCCTTCGGGTGGTATGCCTTCGGGTGGTATGCCTTCGGGTGGTATGCCTTCGGGTGGTATGCCTTCGGGTGGTATGCCTTCGGGTGGCGGTAATTCATTTGCAGCGGGCGGTGTCATCCACTATTACAATGGCGGTATAACAGACCTGCTAAGGAACTACTACTATGGCTAACCTTGTCACGTCAGGCGGAGCAGTCTACAACCCTCAACTGACCGAGATCATTGAGGAAGCCTTTGAGCGTGCGGGTTCTGAGCTGCGTTCTGGTTACGATCTGCGCACAGCGCGTCGCTCCCTTAATCTGTTGTTTGCTGACTGGGCCAATCGAGGCGTCAACATGTGGACGATGGATCAAGGGGTCATCACTCTTGCGCAAGGCCAATCTACCTACGCGCTGCCGTCAGACACGGTGGACTTACTTGAACACGTTATTCGTACTCAGGCCAACAGCACCAGCAACCAAGCCGATTTGACGATCACGCGTATTAGTGTTTCTACCTACGCTACGCTGCCCAACAAGTTGCAACAGGCTCGTCCCATTCAGGTTCTGGTCAATCGCCAAGACGCGCAGCAAAGTCCTACTACGATCACTGTTGCGAGCGCAGCGTCAGCTACTGACACGACCATTACGCTGACATCGACTGTTGGCCTACCCGCCTACGGCTTTGTGTTGATCGACAGTGAAGTTATTTTTTATCAGTACATCTCGGGCAACACGATTAACACCTGCGCCCGTGGTCAGAACAACACTACTGCCGCCTCACACGCCGTAGCTGCCCCAGTGAGTATCCAATACCTGCCCTCAGTGACGGTGTGGCCTATTCCAGACGGGGCTCAGCAGTATCAGTTTGCTTACTGGCGTTTGCGCCGCACCCAAGATGCTGGTAACGGTGTTAACGTCATGGACATCCCGTTCCGGTTTCTGCCTGCTATGGTAGCCGGACTTGCGTACTACTTGATCTTGAAACTGCCTCCCGCGCCAGATACTGGCACGCGCATCCAGATTCTCAAGCAGCAGTATGATGAGGCTTGGCAGTTGGCGTCAGACGAAGATCGTGAGAAAGCCGCGGTGCGTTTTGTGCCACGCCAGATGTACATCGGGAACAGCTATTAATGGGCAATAGATTCGCATCAGGTAAGAATGCAATTGCCGAGTGCGATCGGTGCGACTTTCGCTACCCGCTAAAAGTCTTGCGTCGTGAGGTTATTAAGGGCAAGAACTATGAGCTTTTGGTGTGCCCGACCTGTTGGGATCCAGATCAGCCACAGTTACACTTGGGCGAGTTTCCTGTGGATGATCCGCAAGGTTTGCGTAATCCACGCCCTGACCGTAGCTACGTTGCTTCGGGATTGGATGCAAATGGGTTCCCTTCTGGTGGCTCGCGGGACATTCAGTGGGGCTGGAACCCGATCGGCGGGGCCAGTTTATTTGATGCATTACTGACGCCAAATTACTTGGCAACAGTGACGAGTGTTGGTACAGTTACGATTGCAACTACGTAGGAGTAGAAAATGGCTAAGAAAATGATGGGCGAATCCAAAGCTGAAGAGCGCAAGGAAGAAGCCAAAGACAAAAAACAGGACGTTGCTTTGATTAAAAAGGCGTTCAAAGAGCACGACAAGCAAGAGCACAAAGGCGGCAAAGGCACAAAGATCACTTTGAAAAAAGGTGGTGTGACCGGTCAAGCCATGCGTTCTGTTGGTCGTAATCTGGCACGTGCGCACAATCAGCGCGGCGGGAGCAAATAATGGCTACTTTTTCCCACAAAAAAATGGGCAAAGAAGTGGGCTCCGCAGAGGAGTACGCTCAGCCCCACGGCGTTGCAAACAAACAGCCTAGCTTGAAAGACCCCAACACGCTTAAAGCTGGCGAGTTTCGCCCTGACGCCGAGAAGCAAGGCACCCCTCGCGTAAGCTTGGGCAACCCAGCCGATCCTGATGTTGAGACCAAAGGCGTTAAAATTCGCGGCACTGGCGCAGCCACTAAAGGTCTGTACGCACGAGGCCCGATGGCATGAATTACTACCAGCTTGTCACTGCCGTTCAAGACTATACCGAGAACACGTTTTCTACGGTAGACATCAACACGTTCATTGAGCAAGCTGAACAGCGGATTTACAATGAAATTCAGTTTCCGTCGCTTCGCAAGAATGTTACTGGCACTGTTAGTTCTTCGAATCCTTACCTTTCTGCTCCGGCTGACTATCTGTCCACTTATTCTTTGGCAGCATATTCGACTGCGAGTACTACGGCCACTGGCACGTCTGGCACAAATGTCATCACCGTTGCAAGCGCCAGCGGAATCTCTATCGGACAAAACGTCACGGGTACAGGAATTGGCGCTGGTGCGGTGGTGTATGGAATCAATGGCACAAACATAACCTTGAGCGTCGTCAACACTGGTACAGTATCTGGTACAACTACTTTCCAAGGCCCGTATCAGTACCTGCTGAACAAGGACGTTAACTTCATCCGTGAAGCGTTCCCGTATCCCAGCGTGACAGGCTTCCCCACCCACTACGCAATCTTTGGCCCTCAGTCTGCACAGCCTAATGAGTTGTCGTTCATGGTTGGCCCAACGCCAGATCAAAACTACGGTGTTGAGTTGCACTACTTCTTCTACCCACCGTCGATCATTCCGGGCATTATCATCAGTTTGAACAGTTCGTTCACTGCTGGTTCAGGGTATACCAATGGAACGTATTACAACCAAGCTTTGACTGGTGGTACAGGTTCCGGCGCTACTGCAAATATTGTGGTGTCCGGCGGTGCGGTGACTTCTGTCAGTTTAGAAACGGGAGGGTCTGGTTATGCCGTGGGAGATTCTTTATCTATTAGCCTTGGCAGTGGCGGTGGGTTTGCCGTTACTGTTCCCAACGCGGCCAGCCTGAACCAGACTAATGGCATGACATGGCTTGGCGACAACTACGATGCAGCATTGCTGTATGGCGCTTTGGTTGAAGCTATTACCTTCATGAAGGGCGAACAAGATTTGGTTCAGTTGTACAACACCAAGTACAACGAAGCGCTTGCACAAGCCAAACGTCTGGGCGACGGCCTCGAACGGCAAGATAGTTTTAGAAACGGCCAATACCGTCAAAAAGTCACATGATCCGGTACACACGTCAAGAAGCCAAACAGTTGGGTTTACCCACTTGCTATGGTTCTCCCTGCAAAAAGCACCCAGAATTAGAGGGGCATCGACGTGTAAATGGCGCTTGTGTGGCATGTTCGCGGGAGCAAACTCGCAAATATCGCGCAGCTGACCCAGAAAAACGAAAAGCAAATTACTTAAAGAGTAATGCTAAAGTAGCCGAAAAGCGCAGGAATGACCCTGAGATGCGTGCCAAGAAGTTGGCCTATGACAAGTGGTATCGTACTGAGCGCAAGGACATAGTAGCTCAAGGTAAACGTGCATGGGCCGCAAAGAATCCCGGCGCTACTTCAGCCGCTGCCAAACTTCGCAAATGGGCTCAGAAGCAACGTACACCTAAATGGCTTACAAAAGATGATTTGTGGCTGATCCGAGAAGCCTATGCACTTGCGTCATTGCGGACTAAAATGCTGGGTATTCAGTATGAAGTAGACCACTGCGTACCACTACAAGGTGAAACTGTGTCCGGCCTCCATGTCCCCAACAATTTACAGGTTATCCCACGAGTGCTGAATCGCGCTAAGTGGAACCATTTTGAGGCCGCATAATGTCAATCCTTCAAGGTCAGACGACGAGTTTCAAGGTTGGGCTGTACAACGGTCAGTTCAATCTTGCGTCCGATACCATCAAAATGGCGCTGTACAACGGCAACGCCAATTTAAATCAAACCACCACTGCGTATACCTCGGTCAACGAAGTATCAGGCACAGGCTACACCGCTGGCGGTCAAACCATGACGGGCGTGACAATTAGCTACGACGCAACAAACAGCGTGGCGTACGTTAACTTTGCCAATGTGGTTTGGAATCCCGCAGCCTTTACTGCACGGTGTGCTTTGATTTATGATGCTACGGCCTCCAATGCTTCGATTGCTGTGATTGATTTTGGCGCGGATAAGACCTGCACCAATACGTTTACGGTAACCATGCCAGCCAATACTTACTCAACTGCGCTGATTCGGAGCGCATAAGGAAATACCATGAACCATGTTGAAACACTGAATGTCCAAGATGCCCCTAGCGCATCGGTCACTGTTGGCACAAAAGCCGAGGAACAAATGACCGTCGTCGGTCGTTTTACCGCTACCTGCTACGATTCTGAAGGCAACGTCAAATGGGTTGAGAACTTCCCCAACTTGGTTGTGAACGTCGGTAAAGCTGATATGTTGAACAAGTATTTTGCTGGTTCTTCGTACACTTCCGCTTGGTACTTGGGTCTGGTTAACACCGGCCCTACCTACAACGCTGCCGACACGATGGCCTCTCACGCTGGCTGGACTGAAGTTACCGCTTATTCCAACTCTACTCGTCCTGCTGCTGGCTTTACCGCCAACGCGACTGGCACTGGTGGCGGCGCTGGTACTGCTGGTACTGGTTCTATTTCTACCCCTGCTACTGCGTTCAATATCAACGGTACTGCTACCGTGGCCGGTGCGTTCTTGACCACCAACAGCACTATCTCTGGCACGACTGGCACGCTGTTCTCAGCAGGTAGTTTTGGTACTGCCCGTTCGGTTTTGTCTGGTGACGTGCTGAACGTTACTTGGACTGGCAACAACTAAGGACTTGATATGGCTGCAAATTTCAAAGTTGGCGAAGTCGTCAAGCTGGTGGCTACGATTCCTACTGGCCCCGTGGAAGAGCTGCGTTTGGACTCAGCTGGAAATATTTCCTACCTTGTGCAGTGGACTGATGCAGAAGGTAACCCACAGCAAACTTGGTTCCCAGAGGCAGACCTAGCGGCTGCTTAACCCATGTCGGCAACGGGCGGCTGGGGGTCAGGATGGTGGGGTCAGGCCGGTTGGAGTAGATCGGTCTTTGATAACTCGACTTCTGAAACAGCCACTGTTACCGACTCTGAATCCTCGGCTCAGTCTTTTGCCAGCTCGGTCAGCGAAACAGCCACAGTAACCACTTCTCAATCGGGGCAGACTGTTTACGCCAGCGCGGTGTCAGAAACCGCAACAGTAACTGATTCTGAATCCAACACGCTTGTGATGAACATGAGCGTGAGCGAAACCGCCACGGTAACGGATACAGAAACCCCATCCAACGTCATGAGCATGGCCGTCACTGAGGTGGCGACTGTTACAGATACCCCGACTAATACGCTGACAATGAGTATGTCAGTGTCAGAAACCGCTACGGTGACTGAGTCTGAAACTGGGGGCGTGGTCTACGCCAGTAGCGTATCTGAAACGGCAACAGTAACTGATGCCAACTCTGCTACCCTGACAATGAACATGTCGGTCAGTGAGACCTCTGTGGTCACAGATACGGTTACGCCTTCCAACGTGATGGGCGCTTCTGTAACTGAGGTGGCGACAGTAACGGATTCTGAATCGGTGCAGGCGATCTTTAACCCGACGCTGACCGAAACGGCCACTGTGACTGACTCCCAGTTCGGTGGTAATATTTACAACAACTCGTTGACTGAGACTGCTACGGTCACGGATGTTAATGCTGCCCAGCTTATTTTGCCTGCTTCTGTGGCGGAGACGGCGACTGTAACGGATAGCGTTACACCCTCGAATGTGATTCAGGCTGCGGTGACCGAGACGGCAACGGTAACGGACGTTTGGGCTTCTTACCTTGTTATGATGGCGAACGTGATTGAGACG